GCTCGTGCCTTGCGCTCCCGGCCGGCGGCGCGGCGACGCCCCTCAAAGCGCTTCAAAACGGCACCGTCGCAGCGGGTGCCACCTGGGATAATGCGGAAGCTGCCCCCAGCAGGTACGCCAGCAGCAGCAAGCCCAGGGCTTCTATCAATCCGTGGTTGTTCACAGCGTCGGCCTCGGGGGGGGGACGTATTCGGCTCTGGTATCCGTAGGCGCGGGGTGGTTCTCACGCGGCAAGATGCTTCCCAGCAGCGAAGGCGGACTACTGCCAGTGCCGGACGCTCCGGGCACGCTTCCAACACAGGTGATTGCCCGGCTCCACTGCTCATAGCGGGCCTCGACCAAGCATTCCCCTTTGCCTTTGAAGTGGTAGCCAGAGACAGCCAGCTGGCGGGAGTTCAGTTCGATTCGCCGGCCTTGCGGATCTGTCAGGGAGAACAGGTAGAACGGACCGCGATTGCGGTCGTAGAGGTAGCCGATGACTGCGATTTCGCGATCGGCAAAGGGATGGCCGCTCAGAGCAGCAGGCTGAGCACTCGGTTGACCAGAAATACCAGTAATAGGAAAAGTGCTATGCGCATTAGTACGCGCAGCAGCAGCCACCGGAGCAGCTGCGCCAGCGGACGCAGCAGGTGCCATAGCTGGCGAATCAGTAGGCCCGTCGCTTCGGGAATGGCCTTCACTGCCGATGACACGCAAAGGCCCCATAGAGACGACAAAGCCAATAAGGCTGGCCAGCAGTACCAGTAGAAAAACCAGCTTAGGCGACCGGAAGAGACTCTTGCCGGCCTTGGTGTCCTGATGGGTGCCGGTGGCGGTGGATTGGTACAGGGCGAAGGTTTGCTTGCGGATTCGCTTGTATTCAATGACGGTGCCTTCGGCGGGTGGACGGTTGAGCTGGGCATCGTGTTGGGCCTCCTTGTAGCGGCCAGGAATTCCAATGACCGCGAGGTTGGAATGCTTGTAGGCCATCTCGCAGGTCATGCGGATGTCGTCGCGGATGTAGGAAACGTTGGGCGTGGTCAGAACGATGTCCCAGCCGAAGTGCCGGTGGCGGGTCCAGGCGTCCAGCCAGCCCATGGGGCGGTCGGCGGCATGGGCGGCTTCGGGGCCACCGGGGAAGTCGAAGCGCTTGAGATCCGATTCGCGCCAGGACTTAGGGAACACCAGCTGGGTTTCATCAAAGATGATGAATGCGCCCTTGGGTACCCACATAAACCAAGAGCGCATCTTTTCCAGGTCTTCGAGAGATTCCAGCGACAGGTTGACGATGTCGGCGGTGTCCGGCAGGTCGGGGAACACCTGATAAGCGCGCTCCAAGGTAAAGCCGCGGATGTTGGTGATGATCACGCGGCCTTCCTTCAGGGCGCGGATGGCATCGTCCTGTATCGCCCCGGAGGTTTTGTAAGAACCATTCGGGCCATGGTGGATTTTGATCGACATGGTTAGCGTCCGATGAAGGGCACGAAGCGCATGCAGAAGCGCGTGGCCAGGGCCAAGAAGATGATGTTCAGGGCTTGAGGGACGCCGAAGAAGGCAAAACCCGCCGCGATTGGGCCCGGCAGCGCGTCGTACATCGAGCGCACCATTGCCGATATACCCAAGCTGTCGATCAGTTCGCGGGCGACCGTATAGCTGACGTCGAGCAGGAAGATCAGCCCCTTGAGCGAGGCGTAGATAGCGGCCTTGGTGGCCACGACCATGCCGTCTTTAACGAGGTCGTAGATACCCTGGGCAATGAAGTCCCAAACGTATTGAAAGAACGCGATGATCTGGTCGAGAAAGCCGGAGAGCCATTCCATGATTCAGTCCTTCAGAATGACGAACGCCGCGACGACCGCTGCGATCAGCAGCAGGACGTAACGCAGGCTGGAAAGGGTGTCGGAGTAGGTGGAAACGCAGAGCGACATGCTCTGGCCAAATACGGTGAAGGTCTCGCAGGGCAATTGGCCGCTGCCGCCGCCCAGGTTGAGGTCAAAGGCGGCCTTCATGCCGTTGACGTTCTCACGCACTTTCGCTTTGAGCTCGGCCTTTACTTCATCAAGGCGCTGATCCCACTCAGCGTTCGCTTGATCCCAGTTGCCAGACTCCGGCTCACCCAGTTGGCCACCTGGCCCGGGAATGGTGCCCTGGCATTTGTTGGGATCGGTAGCTGGGTTGCACTGGCCTTCGCCGTTACCTTCGCCCGATCCGCCGCCGGAGCCGTCACCATCACCGGAGCCGCCGTCATTACCACCGCCGTCGCCGGAGCCACCATCAGAGCCGCCGCCGTTATTGCCACCGCCCGATCCGCCATCACCTGATCCATCGTCGGAGCCTCCGTCCTCACCGCCGTCATCGCCATCATCGCCGGGAGCCTTGACGCAGGTAGTCCCCGACCAGACGTAGCCAGGAATGGCTGAGCAGCCAGGATCATCAGGATCGGAATCGGGGACATCTTCAGCATCGGGGGCATTGAGCGGGTCACCCGTCGCCCCTAGTGGTGCATCGGGGGCCGAGCAGTTATCACCTGAAGGCGTGCCGATGTAATTACAGAAGCCTGACGTGGTGGACCCCACGTCGAAGTAACAACTACTGGCGCGATCAGCCAACGTATAGGAGCAACTGTCGTAACAAACAGATCCACCACCGCTGGTGACAACGTAGTTATTACCGTTGGAATTAATGATTGATCCGGTGTTCTTGAATATTCCAGGACCAACCGAAGAGCAGTCCCGCGGCGGAACTTCACAGAGCCCGGTCGCGGCGTTGTAGTCGGTGCCCGTTGGGCAACTGTCGCCAGAGCGAACGGCACGCCTAGGTGTACCCGAAATGATGTAGGACGGCGCGCCATCCTGGCCGGTGCTTTTGGTGGTGCGAATGAAATAGCACCAGTACTGGGTCGGGCTAGAAAACTGGGCGTAAGCATGCCGGTAGGAGTAGTTGTCGCTTTCGGCAGGGACGTAGCTCCGGCAGGCTGTTTCCGGGTCACGGTACTGAGTGCCGCCCGTTGTAGTGGTCCAGTAGTAATCAGCTGCAAACGCGACGTTGGTGCCCAGCAGCGAGCCCCCAAGCAGCACCAGAAGCAGACGAAACGCCCTGACGCGGATCGAGACGGACCATTCATTGCTCATGGCATCCCCCTGAAAAGAAAACCCCGCCGGAGCGGGGTTTGTGCTCGGCTGTCGTGAGCGGCTAGAAGAATTCGCCGGTCCGATATCCCGTGATGAAGGCGCCGGCGACGAACGCCCCCAACCACAACGACCAGATCACGCTTACGCTTTGCGCAGCATGCTGAAGACCAGAGCGGCAGCGGCGAGCACCACCAGCGCGGCGGCGATGTAGCCACCGATGGTGCTCATGTCGCCCTTGGCTTCGCCGAAGGTGGCTTGCACCTCGGTGGTGTCGATCACAGCAGCCCAGGCCGGCAGAGCGGTCGCCGCGGTGACAGATCCGGCGATGCAGAGATTGCGAAAGCCGTTGACGGGGTTGAGCTTGGCGATTTGCTTTTTCATGTGGTGTTTCCTCACTTTGCTTTTCGAAGGAGCGACGCGAACCAACCCACGATCAGTCCGGTCGCGAAAACCCCCAGGACACCTGCGACACCAATGCCGAAGGCTTCCGGGGAGAAACCGCCATTGACCAGGATGTCTACGTATCCAGCGGCCTCTGGCGGAATCAGGTAGGCGGATCGCCATTCAATGTGCTGGCACTGCATCAGGCCGTCCGGGGTGTAGCCCCAGCCGGTGCACACTTGAACGGCAACGACGCCCGACATTTACCGAACCTCCTCGAGGTCGGCGGTTTGTTCGGAGGGTTCGCAGTCAGGGCAGACGGCGAAATGGGGCGGCAGGCTGAGGTCTGGCAGCAGGTCGCTTTGCGGCGCGGGCAGCGCCATGAGCTTGCCCATGTCGTTGCCGCAGCAGTCGCAGTACACCCGGTCATCGATCAGCATGGCCGCCCCTCCCGGTTAGTTGGCCTTGGCCGGGTCGCCGGCTTTGGCCTGGGGTTGAGCTGGGGTGCGCGGGGTTTCGGCAGCGGCGCGGGTCTGGACCGCTTCGAGCTGGAGCGCCAGATTCTTGCCCTTGTTCTGGCCACCACGGGCGATCTCGAAGTGGATGCGCACCAGTTGCAGCGGCTCGAACTTGGCGCCGGCTGCGAAGATTTCGTCGGCTACTTCGTCCGCTGCTGCCATGCCGATAATCGACAGGCCGTGTTCGGTCTTGCCGTCCGGCTCATCGCCGTAGAAGACCTTGATGTACTTCTGGCCCGCTTCACCGTCGAAGCGTTGAGTGCCGAGAAATGCAACTTCCATAGTCGAACGTGCCATCTTGTGTTTCCTCTCTCTAGTTGCGCTTTATTGCGCTGCTTTGCTTTCTGCAGGCCGAGCGATCCCGAACGAGTGAAAAGCAATTTCACTGCGACCCGCTTGTTACTTGGCTTGCGGGTTAATCTGTAGCTCTAGTTATACGCGCTTGAAACAGTCTTTTTTCATACTCAAGGAATTATCAAGTTGCATGGTTTATTGGCATGAATAGCGACGAATCGACACTTAACCACCACGCTCAAAACAAAATTAATTAATAAACATTACCCTCTTAACACCAAGGGCTCTGCCCTTGTCATCCCGCTCTTGCCGCCGAGGGCTCGGGAGCGCGGGGCGGTGAAGCTGCCCCACACTCACGAGCGGAGGCTGTTTCTGTTCGTGCAGGGTCAAGGGTGCGCTCCGCCCGTGCTTCCGTTCGCCGGATCGGTGAAGCGTGATCCGACGAGCCGGGAGCGCGGCCCTGGACCTGATCAAATCCGAGTTGCGGCATGGCGGTGAGAATCGCTCCGATGGCTACCACCGTCAGGGACTGGCTAAGCACGAGCAACGCGGTGATGACGTTCATGCGATCACCCCACCAGCTCGAACGGTTCGTGGATCGGGACGAAAGGCGTTGGCCTGCCAGTGTCGAGCACAACGCTCCACCACTTCGCGGGGCGCTCGGGTGGCGTGTGCTTCTCGCAGATAAAGGCCGGTTCCACTGTCCACTCCGAGAGCAGAGGCTTCCAGATTCCACCGACACAGCCCATTTGCAGCGTGCGAATCGGCCGCGCATATGCGGGGCGGCATAGGGCGCATGGTGTGGACCGGGAGGGAGCGGGTTTCGCCATTTCGCGTCTGGACCAGCAGACAGAGCAGTCGCAGTCCTGGGCGTGCGGAAGGCGTTGATAGCTGGCCGGCTTCTGCATAGGTCATCCCCTCCCCTGGCTTTCCGTAGACGGCGCGGATCATGCGGAGCGCTCCTGTTCATTGGTGCTGGGCGCAACCTGGGCGAAAGACGCTTCCAAGCGGATGACGATTTCGGCGTTCAGGGAGCGGCGTGCAGCCCAAGCGGACCGCTCTACTTGGGCACGGAGTGCAGCAGGCATACGCAGCTTGAATTGCTGGTCTGTGCGGCTCATTGGTTAACCCCCGGAAAACGCACCAGACGGGTTTTGCCGAGCTTCACGCTCTCGACGGCGCCAGTCCTGACCCAGCCAGCGACCGTATCCACGGACACACCGGCCAGAGCGGCGAAGGCGGCTTGCGTATAGAAAGGAGGATTCATGCGGTCCACTCCTGTTCCAGCAGCCAGCTACGCAGCAGCGCACTGTTAACCATGCGGCGCTTGCCGAGCTTTACGGTGGGGAGTACGCCCCGGTATACCCAGGCGCGGGCCATGGAGCAAGTCAGGCCGTTACGTTCCGCCCAGGCTTCGACGGTTTCCACGTCCTGCTGTGGGGCGATCAGCTTTGAAGGTTCTAGCTCTTCCAGTTCCATGCTCGTTCCGTCACTATTCGTTGCATTAACACATAGGCGAGCACACACGCTTATGTAATATACAACTGTAATGTACACATAGACGTTCTATTTGTACATTACAAATGGACGGTTTTTAGACCGTTTGGATCTATGGACGAGCGAATCAGGCGACTAATAGACATAATTGGCATTGACGAGCTGATAAAGACCACCAGCATTAGCGGCACTCGCTGGAAGACAGTGCGGTATGACAAGCGAACCAGAATCAGCACACATGAGGTCGCTGCGCTTGTATCCCTTTGCCCTCAATACGCACTATGGATTGCTAGCGGTGAAATCCATCCCGAATGTGGACAGGTCAGCCCGGACTACGACGAGGCCCATTCAAACTTGCCCAATCAAAACGCGGGATAGCGATTACAAAAGACGTAGCTCGGCGCTGGTACGCTCGCTAAAAAAAATGGCCAACCTTTTCAGCTAATTAAATGAGTTCAGGGATGAAGATTACTGACGAGACTAAAGACTCACCGCTCAACAGCATAGAGCTAAACAAAGGGATAAAGGATTACAGGTACTACTCAGGACTGCGCAAGCGAAAGCATCGGAATATTGCAGTACTTCTCGCAATGATAACTGGTGCAATAACCTCACTTTTCCTGCTACTCATACCAAACAACTTAACATCTTTCCCGAGTCAAGACTTATTAAGAATCATACTAGACTCAAACCTAGTCATTACGATAATAGGCGTATTCTCGCTAGTCTTTATCGCCAACTTTCTCTCATCTTACTTACAAGTCGACAACAATGATTTAACGCAAAGTAAAAAAGACGGAAATTCAATTCGAATAGCTCTAAGCAAATACGAGAAGCAGCTATCAAACCTCCAGAACAAGTACGACAGAATTGTTGCAAATATTCAAAGCGGCAGTGTAACTGGTGATATCTTCACACCAGACGAAAAAGACGACGTCATACATAGAATAAAAGATAAACTTGAAAGCGAAACCTCCGAAGCATTTCTTCATAAATTAGAATGCAAAATAAGAGAAAGCTATCGCTTCAAGAGAACAGAAGAGCTATGTAACGCCACTACCTCAAGGCTTGAGTTAGAAATTCGCAATCAGACGCAAAGAGGAAACCTAAACCTGTTATTAGGAATTCTTACCACGCTAGTTGGAGTAGCCATCTTGGGCTATTCTGTATTTCAAGCCCCACAAATGACAACAAGCATCGAGATAATTGCGCATTTTCTCCCAAGGCTTTCGCTGGTAGTCATGATAGAAATATTTGCATACTTCTTTCTCCGCCTTTACAGGCAAAGCCTAGAGGAAATCAAATACTTTCAAAACGAAATGACAAATATCGAAAGCAAGCATCTTGCCTTGTACATCGCCACAGAGAATGCTGCCAACGAAGGCGTACTTAGCACAATAACTCACCTAATGACTACTGAACGCAACTTCATATTAAAAAAAGGTCAGTCTACAACCCAGATTGAGCTCCGGCGAATCGATTCTTTAGGTGCTGGCAAACTAACCGAGCAGTTAAGCGCGGCCATTCCCAGCATTATAAATCCAAAAAGATAGAGGAAAAGGGGCACAGATTTCTATAAAAACCCCCGATCACTGAGCAAGGAGGCGTGATGAGATCAGACTGGGATGATGCACCGGAATACCTACGCAAC